TGATATATGGTAAAGGTATTGGTGCATTAGATGCTAATAAAAAGCCTAATGAATACGCACAAATGATTTCTTTAATTAAACCTGATTGTTTAAAAAAGGTAGCATTAGAACGCAAGTTATTGGGAATGGCTGCAATTCAAGTTGTAATGGAAAAGAAACAAGTAAAATCTATTTCACACTTTCCTATGCACACTTTACGTGCTGAAAAATGTAATGATAAAGGCGAAATTGAAAATTGGTATTACTTCCCTGATTGGACAAAGAAAAAACCAAGCGAAGAGCCTAAAAAGATTCCTGCTTTTGGTTTTGGTAATGGCAACGAAGTAGAAATTTATATTGTAAAACCTTACGTTAGTGGCTTTCACTACTATACACCCATAGATTATAGCGGTTCTTTACCATACGCCTATTTAGAAGAAACTATATCGGATTATCTAATTAACGATATTTCTAACGGATTTAGCGGAACTAAAGTTATCAATTTTAACAATGGTATTCCTTCTGAAGAAATGCGTGATAGAATAAAAAGCGATGTGCTTTCTAAACTAACAGGCGCACGTGGTGAAAAAGTAATTGTAGCTTTTAATGCTAATGCAGAATCTAAAACTACAGTTGATGATTTACCTTTAACTGATGCACCTGCACACTACGAATACTTAAGTAAAGAATGTTTTGAAAAACTAATTGTAGGGCATAGAGTAACTTCGCCTATGTTGTTAGGAGTTCGCACAGGTGATGGTGGTTTAAGTAATAATGCAGATGAAATTAAAACTGCTACTTTGTTAATGGATAACATTGTTATTAAACCATACCAGGAAGAACTATGTGCTGCTTTAGATGAAATTTTAGCGGTTAATGGTATTTCTTTAAAATTATACTTTAAAACTATTCAACCATTAGAATTTACTGATTTAGAAAACACTACTACAGAAGAACAGGTAGCTGAAGAAACAGGTTTAAGTTCACACACTTGTTTAGGTTCTGAATCAGTAGCTGATGAATTAATAAACAAAGGCGAAGTATTAGGTGAAGAATGGTTAATGATTGATGAAACAGAAGTAGATTACGATGCAGAAGAAGAATTAGATGCTGAAATAAACTTTATTAATCAAAAGCAAAACGATAAATCTTTACTATCTAAAGTATGGAAATTTGTTAGTACAGGAACTGCAAGGCCAAACATTAAAAGTCCTGAACAAGATAAAGTAATTGATGGTGTAAACTTTATTACACGTTACGTTTATAGCGGTAATTTAACAGGCGAAAGAGAATTTTGCAATAAAATGTTAAATGCAGATAAAGTATATCGTAAAGAAGATATAATTGCTATGAAAAATCAAAAAGTAAATCCGGGATTTGGTGTTAAAGGTTCTGATTTTGTAGATGTTTGGCTGTACAAAGGCGGTCCGAGATGTGAACATAAATGGCTTCGCAGAACTTATGCTAATTTAGAAGGCGTAAAAGTTGACCCTACAAGTGGAACTGCTAAACCATTAAGCAATAGAATAGCTGAAAAGTACGGATATAGAATTAGAAACGAAAAGGAAGTATCTATGAAGCCTGCTGATATGCCAACAAAAGGTTACACACAAGAATATTGGGATAAAATGGGATTTAAAAACTAACAGATATGCAGGCACTATTTATAACTCGTGATGATATTGTAAAATTTACTGCATTAAATGGGAACATTGATACTGACAAATTTATACAATTTATTAAAATTTCTCAGGATATTCATATACAGAACTATCTTGGTACTCGATTATTTAAAAGGATTAATGATGATATAGTTTCAGGTGATTTAGAAGAACCATATACAACGCTTTTAAGCACGTATATTAAACCTATGGTAATTCATTGGTCTATGGTAGAATATTTGCCCTACGCTGCTTATACTATTGCTAATAAAGGTGTATTTAAACATTCAAGCGAAGCAAGTACAAACGTAGATAAAAACGAAATAGATTTCTTAATAGAAAAAGAACGTGATGTAGCACAATCTTACACAAATCGTTTTATAGATTATATGTGTTTTAATCAATCATCTTTTCCTGAATATAACCAAAATTCAAATGCTGATGTTTACCCTGATTCTTCTGCAAACTTTACCGGATGGATACTATAAAAGAAACATACAAACCCAAAGAAAAGAACGTACAAAAATTACAATTATTTTTAAATAAAATAGAAAATGAGTTTAAACTTCACACACATAAAATCCGATACGTTCGAGGCAGTAAACTTCGAGATTAATGTAGATACTGTACCGGTAGATTTAACAGACACTATTATTCGTATGCAATTGCGAAAAGAATATGGTGGTGTAGTTGGTTTATCTTTAACTTCTGTAGGTAATGCAGGAATTACTATTACAGATGCTGCAAACGGCTTATTTCGTATTAATCAGCAAATCATAAACATACCTGCTTTTAATTACATTTATGATATTGAGTTTGATTTTGATGGAGTTGTAAAAACTTATATTTCAGGGAATTTTTTAATTAAAAATGATGTAACCCGATAATGTGTGAAAATGTAAATATAAATGTTTCTGAAACTAACGAAACAATTAATATAGTATCTTCTGAAATTCAAGAAGTAATTGATATTAATGTGTTTGAAACTACTGAAGATGTTACTTTAAACATCACAGAAGAAATAATACAAGTAAACATAAACAAAGTAACTTCTGCTGAAATAACTAATACTTCACAATTAATAAACGATGGTGAAGATGGTGTTAATCCATTTATAACGGCTGCCGATATTCCTCCAGTAACAGGCTTTGTTCCATACACAGGGGCAACGGCAAACGTGGACTTGGGCGAATACGAAATAAAAGCGGGACAAGTTGAGTTTGACCAAACACCAACAGGCACTGCGGGAGTTGGAGTAATGCGTTGGAACGATAGCGATGGAACGGTTGATTTAGGATTGAAAGGCGGCAACGTAACTTTGCAAATCGGGCAAGAGTCAGTTTTAAGAGTAGTAAATAAAACGGCTACTAATATAAATTTATTAGAGGCAAACTATCAAGCGGTTAGGGTAACAGGTGCGCAAGGTCAACGATTGAAAGTTGATTTAGCACAAGCCACAACCGACAATTTAAGCGCAGAAACAATCGGCCTTGTTACTGAAACAATCAACAACAACCAAGAGGGGTTTATAACTACAAGCGGACTCGTTAGGGGTATAAACACAACGGGAAGTTTACAGGGCGAAACGTGGGCAGATGGCGATATATTATATTTGAGTCCTACAACTGCGGGTAACATTACAAAAGTTAAACCTACTGCGCCAAATCATTTGGTTATCGTTGGGTATGTTGTACACGCTCACGCAAATCAAGGAAGTATTTTTGTTAAGGTCGATAACGGATACGAATTAGATGAACTGCACAACGTAAAAATAACAAGCGCAGCGAATAACAACGTATTGGCTTACACATCAGCAACTGATATTTGGGAGAATAAAACAGTTGAAACGGCTTTAGGGTTTACACCTGAAAACGTAGCAAACAAATCTACATCTACAAGTTTAGGCACAAGCAACACACTTTACCCTACGCAAAATGCGGTTAAGGTTTACGCTGATACGAAATTCACTTTACCATCACTCACAAGCGGCAGCGTTTTATTTTCAAATGGCACAACCATAGCGCAGAAAAATGCAAATTTCTTTTGGGATAACACGAATAATCGTTTAGGGATTGGAACAAATGCGCCAACTTTTAATTTAGACGTAAATGGCACGGCAAGGGTTTTAATAAGTTCAAGTACAGTTTCTCCTTTAACTTTAAGAAATAACAATACTGCAGGAACAGTTGATGTTGCGTTATATAATTCAGCAGGTGCAGCGGTTGGGGCATTTGGGTACGCAGGCTCTACTTATTCGGGAACTCCGTTACAAGATAAGGTTTATTTTTATGCTTCAAAAGATTTTATTATTACACCAAATGGAACAACAAACTATTTTAGGGTAAACAATTCAACAGGCAACGTACTAATAAACACCACAACCGACGCAGGCTATAAATTAGACGTAAACGGCACGGCGAGGGTAGGAGCTTTGACAGTTGGTGGAACATTAAGTGTAGGAGGTGGTTATGTAGTTAATGCACCTCAATTTCAAATAACAGGTGCGATTCAACCATTTGCATTTGGTGGAACTTATTTATTTAATACCGTAGGTAGTTCTTCAACCGCAGCAAGTGGTTTGCGCTCTTGTTTTTTAGATACAGTAAATTTCGTACAATCAAGTGGGACTGCTGAGTTTGCTTCTTTTAGAGCGACACCTACAATCAATCAAACAGGTACTGCAACAGGAATAACAAGAGGTTTACATATAAACCCTACTTTAACTGCTGCTGCTGATTTTAGAGCGATTGAAGTAGCAAACGGAATAACTATATTAGGTGCATCAACAACGGCAAAGGCTTCGCTTAGAATACCAAGCGGAACTGCACCAACAACACCAACAAACGGAGACATTTGGTTTGATGGAACTGATTTAAAAATGAGAATAGGAGGAGTAACTAAAACATTTACATTAATATAAATAAAAAAATGGCACAAATACAACCGATTGATTTTCCCTTTACAGGCGAAGCAACACAACTGAAAGTTTTAATACTTAACTTTGAAACGACTGCAACTACTTGCACAACTTACAACGAGTTACTGACTCAAGACGGTACACTTTGTACCGCTTGGAATTACACGCTAACCGATGCTGAGTTTAAAGATTGGGGCAATGATAATACTTGGGTTGAAACTTGCGTAGCAAAAGATAAAAACATTACTATTTTAACATACTAAAAATGGAGGAATTAAACGTACTTAAACAAGCGATTGAAATTGCAGTAAAAGCGGGAGTTTATCAAATGGCTGATGTGGTTGCTTTGTCGCAAATACTTGACAAATTAGCGGCTAAATTGCAAGACAATGAAACAAATTAAGGAGCATTTACTGCCGATTATTTTAATTGTTTTGGGTATACTTGACCAAACGACTCATTTGCTCGTTGATTTAATTCAACAAATGGGTTTACCGGTATACTGTGGTACAATATTAAAAATATTAGTAATAACACTTGGTGCAGTAAAATTATATTTATCGCAACCTAATAAATTTAAAAATGACTAATTTAGAAAGTGAAAGATTAGACAGAATAGAACAACACTTAAAACTATTAAAACAAGATAGTGAAATACGTTCATCTGATATTAAAGAAATTAAACAGGCATTACTTGGAAATGATTTAAATGGTTTTCGTGGTCTTGTTTGGAAAATATCAGATATTGATAATCGAGTAACTGATTTAGAAGATAACCACAACGAAATGAAAGTTTACATTAGACAGGCTAAATTTGTTGTAGCTGCTTTTACTGCTGCATTAGTTACTTTAATTTTTAAAACATTTTCTAAATGAAATTAAATTCAGAAGGTTACCGGTTAATCACAAAGTTCGAAGGTTTTAGTGCTAAACCTTATTTATGTTCAGCTAAAGTTCCTACGATTGGTTATGGGAATACTTACTACACAAATGGTAAAAAAGTAACTTTATTAGACAAACCAATTACAGAAACTGAAGCGTTTGAAATGTTTAAAGAAATAGCTGATAGATTTGCTGATAAAGTAAGTAAGTTAGTTACATACCCTATAAATCAAAATCAATTTAATTCTTTAGTTTCACTTTGTTACAACATCGGTGTATCAGCATTTCAGTTATCTACTTTGCTTAAAATGGTAAATGAAAACGCAAAGAATCCAAAGATAAAAGACCAATTTTTACGTTGGAATAAAGCAGGTGGTAAAGTAGTACGTGGATTAACATTAAGAAGAAATGAAGAAGCATTTATATATTTTAGTTAGTTTAGTATTACTATCTTGTGGTTCAAGAAAAGTACAAGTAAACACTACAGAAATTAAAAAAGATTCAAGTGTAACTACAACTCAAATTGATAGTAGTAAATCTATTAAAACTACAGATGATTCTACTAATATTAATATTGATACTGAAGAAACTGAAATTTGTATAATTCCGTTAGATTCTACCAAAGAAATTAAAGTAAATGGTAAAACGTATTTTAACGTGAAATTACGCATTAAAAAACGTAAAGACAATACTACATACCAAAATACAAATAAAGTTGCTCAAATCGATTTAAAACACGTTATAAAGCATACTGAAGCTAAAAGTTCTACTAAACAAAACACTAAAGTTAAAAATATAGACAGGAAAGAAAGTATTTTAAACTATTGGTGGATTTTATTAATTCTAATTATAATTTATTCTGCATACAAATGGCAAAGCAAACTGCGGTTATTGTAAAAGTTGAACGTGATATTAATAGACCAAATATCCACGCTAAAAGTAAAACTTCTAAATTAAAAACTTCTAAAAACTACAAAAAGAAATATGCAGGTCAAGGAAGATAAAAATTCCTTTTTTGCTTATTTTATATTATTTAATATATTTATATTATTTAATATATTTATTTAATATTATATAATTTAGTTATATTTATTGTTATATTTAGATATTATTTAGTGTTATATTTAGATAATATATTATAAAATTAAAAATAAAAGATTTTAAGCGATTTAAGACACTATTTTTATACAAGTTATATAAGTATACTAAAAACTAAAGAAAGTTCGTTAGAAACGTTTAAAATGCAATATACGATATGTTATGGCTAAAAAAGTAAGTAGAAGTTCGTTAGTTAAAAAGTTAGACACGGTTTTCAGTCAATACATACGGCAAAGGTATGCAGTAAATGGAATTGCTGAATGTGTTACTTGTGGTAAACAAGATGAATGGCGTAAACTACAGGCAGGCCATTTTATGAGTAGAAGGCATTACTCAACACGTTGGAACGAAGATAACGTACAGGTGCAATGTTATGCGTGTAATGTTATGCGTAATGGTGAACAATACTTATATTCAAAATACTTGGGCGAAACAATGTCAATAACTTTATTAAATGAATCAAGAAAAACAGTTAAATTTGCTGATGTAGATTTGCTCGAAAAAATAGAATACTATAAAAATAAAATATAATTCTGTACTTGGATTAAATTTGTCTGTTCTTTGTTATTTCTTTGAAAATTGGGTAGTGTCAGCTACCCTTTTTTTTGCTACCTGTTAAAGTTTTGTTAAAAAAAATTAGTGTATTATTTTTTAATATACATTTGCTTCATCAAACAATAACAAATAACAAATTATGAAAACATTTTTAAAGAATTTTATTCAAAAATCAGATTATCAGTATGCATTCTGTATGATTGCAGCAATGTATTTTTTATTTCAAATAATTTTTAGATACTAATTATGAAAGATTTAATCGACTACCAAAGATTTCAAATTGAAGCATTACAAAGAAATGTATGCAAATTGAATAGTTTGCTATCGCAGTTAGAAACTTACTGCTTTGAATTAGCAGCAGATGATTGTCCTGCAGATTACAAAAGAATAATTAAACAACAGATTTATAATTTAAAACAAGAAATAAATGGCTAATACAAGAATATTATTAAAATATATTTTTAAAGATTACTATTATAAAGAAATAGGTATTAGCGATACTTATGAAATTAAAAATATGTATGGTGAAGAAATATATTTAAAAATTGAATTTGGCCAAATGTTTATACATCACACAGATATTACTAAAAGTTGGGAAACATTAGAACATACATTACAACGATGGTCTTTATCACAAATGGAATTAGGTTTAGTGATTGAAAAATTTAAAGAAATAATTAATAAACATAAATAACAATGAGTAAAACAGAATTAAGTTTAGCAGAAAAACTATCTAAAATACAGGTAGAATTTAAATCGAATAAAAGTAGATTTAATAGCTTTGGTAAATATAACTTTAGAAGTGCTGAAGATATATTAGAAGGTTTAAAACCATTTAACGAAAAGTACGGTGTTTACTTTACGATTCGTGAAGAAGTAAATGTAATATTTGAAACTACACCAATTATTGTTTCTACTGCTACTATTCACGATAATAACGAAATTAACGAAATAGAAGCTACTGCTATTGTAGGTGTAGATTTACAACAAAAAGGTATGCAAACACCACAAGCATTTGGTTCTGCTTCAAGTTATGGTAAAAAGTATGCATTAGGTAACCTGTTACTAATTGATGATACACAAGATGCTGATGCTACTAATTCACACGGAAAAGAAGTTGGTGCAAAAAATGCTACAACTGCCACAGAAGATAAATGGCTAAATAAAAACACACCTGAATTTAACCAAGCAATTGAATATTTAAAAAAAGGTGGTAATATTGCAACCATAGAAAATAAATATAAATTAGCAAAATCAGTAAAAGAAGAACTTTTAAAAATTAAGTAATGGATGAAGAATTAGAAAAAGATTTGATAAACGAAATTGAAAATCAAAAGCATAAAAAGTTTTTTATGTCTATACCACAGGAACATTATAAAATTTTAGAACAAAATGCTAAAAAATTCAAAACCACAAGAACTGCTATTTTAAAATTCTTAATTAAAAATTATTTACCTTATAATGAACAGGAAGAATAATAAAGATTTTAAATATGAATTTATTTCTTGCGGGAATAGAAAGATAGATGAAGTTATAATACAATTTGATAAGCAAATTAAAAAAGAATATTTAAATGCTGATGGTCAAAAAGAATTATGTTCTTCTTATTGGAAAAAATTATTATTTATTAATTCAATAGATTTAGATATTTCTGATTGGAAAAAAATTAGAGATGAAGAATATTGGAATAATATGATTGAATTAACAGGAATTCAAAAAGATAAATATAAATTAGAAAAAATTTTAAATTACAATAAATCAAATAAATAAATAAATATGAGTACATTAGTAAACGCAAGTATTAGAGTAGACAAACTACCAAAAGAAAAATTTGTAATTGGAAAAGATGGTGCAGTTTTTTATAACTTCACAATTTCAATTAGTGATGAAACAAACCAATGGGGACAAAACGTATCTTTAACTGATTCACAAACTCAAGAAGAACGTGAAGCTAAAAAAGCTAAAAACTATCTTGGGAATGGTAAAGTAGTTTGGACAGATGGTAAAGTAACAACTGCCGTAAAGCAAGAAGCTAAACCTGCAGGAAGATTAAATGGTGATATGGCTGAACAATTTAATAGCAGTTTTGCAAACGATGATAGTTTACCATTTTAGATTTAACAGGGTAGTGTAAAAGCTACCCTTATTTTTACTATATGAAGAAATGTAAAAAATGTAATATTGAAAAAGATTTAACTGAATTTTACAAACAAAAAAAAGGTA